ACTGAAGTAGTATTTAAAAATTATAAAGAAAAAGATATTTCTATAGAAAATTATAATGAAGTTATTAAAACTGATAGAAATATGGTTAATGATATATTAGGAGAGTTAACTAATATTTTAAATTATTATAATAATATTATTGGTACTTTAGAATACGTAAACAAAAACATAGGCGGTTGCTTTAACAAAATTATAAATTTTTATGTTCCTTTGTATAACATATCCACTGTTATAAATAATGATAAAATATTTAATTTAGATTATAAAATAGAAAAAAAAAATAATATTAGCATAAAAGAAATAATCAAAACTTCAACCGGCAAAGCAGGTACTACTACTCCATATAATAGGCTATGTATTAATAAACAAAATCTAAGAAGTCAAAGTAAAGAAATTAACTTTGATGTTGAATATTTTGTCGGATATAACAATATAATAACAAAATTTAATTTATTTGTTGTTAATAAATATAATATTACATTATATAATCATTTTATTGAACAAATAGAAATATTTTTACAAAAATTACAAGAATGTGCTAATGAAAAAAAATATGATGATTTAAAGAAACTTTTGAATATTATAAGAGAAGATTTATCAGAAATGGGTTTTAAAAAATCAGAACTTCCAAATGAAATAGAACTTTCTAATGAAAAAGCTATTATTTCTGATACAAAAAAAGCATATTATGCAATAGACAAATCTAATATACGAGATGGAAAGAGAAGAAGAGGAGGAGCGTTGTATGATATAATGGATGTAAATAATGATACATTATCAAAAAACATCACTATGTTAAAAGAATTTGATTTATTTTTGAAAGGGTTTATGATGTTACTAATTGTTATATGGACTGAGGGGTATATGATAACAAATGATTTGGAATCTGATAAGTTAATAATAAAAATAATATATTTTTATTTAACACGATTTGATATAGATATTGTTGGCAATTATCAATTAAATGAGATTGAAAAGGATGTTAAAAAAATTATACAAGAATACAATGATGGAAATATAAATTTTATATATGATAATCATTATGAAGATGTTATTTATAGTAATAAATTTACATTGAATAATTTAAATATTAATAAATGTCTATATAACTATGTTAATTGTATTGATGAAAGAATAACGCAAGATATGAAAAATGATGTAGAAGATTTTTTTAATTTATCAAAAAATAAAGGTTTTAATGATATCCTATTGCCACCATTAAGTAATAAGCCAGAAAATAGAAACGAACAAAGTTCTCCTATTCAGAAAACATTATTTCCTTTTCCTGAAGAAATGAGCGAATTTATTAACAACATTTTTTTAAGTGGAGAAATTATTACCATAATTAATACGATACACAATAAATTATATAACATACCATTATCATCAGATAAATTATCAAATAATAATTTAATACAAAATATACCTACAATAAGAACCGGTCATTCTACAAATGAAAATAATATGAATGGATTTAAACAAAAAGAACCAAAAAGTGTATTTTCTTTTGGTGGTAAAAAAACTCGCCATTATAATAAGAAGATTTCTAGAAATTATCGTATCAAAAAAAACAAAACGAAACGCAGAAATAACAAAACAAGAAAGTCGTAAAAATCATTATTTTCGTATATAAATCTAATATATACGAAATATGTCCAATATGTCCAATAAAGAAACACCTATACATAATATTCCATTTGAATTTCCCAAAAATATTAAAATGGAAAAAAAGGATTTTCAAAAATTATTGTTTTTATCCAATGTGTTAGACCAAGGTTGGACAATTAAAAAACACAATGATACATACATTTTTACAAAAAAACACGAGAACCGTCGTGAAATCTTCCAAGAAGATTATTTAGAAAAATTTGTATTATCTAACTTTGGTTGTGGAAGTTTATAGAAAAATATGATTTTACACCTTTTTTCATTTTATACCAGTGAAGATTTGAAACCGCACCCCATAGGGGCGCTATGGTTCAAACTGTAACTGGTAACTTAGTTGAAGTTTAATCCGCTGTGCGGATTGAAATCTTCAACGGCGTATACTAAAAATTTTCAAAACCAGCATCTAACCATGCCGAAATACGTTTTGGATGTAACGCAACCATCATTAGTTCCTCATAAAAGATATCAACCATTTGTTTTTTCATTTTTTTATAATCAATTTCAAAGATAGATGGATTATCTGATACAAAAGACCAAGAACTTCTATCTAATTTATGTTGATTTTTTTCTAATATATGCATAGCATTTGGATTTTTAGATAACCAAAACCAACTAATTTTGTCTTGATTTTTTTCTAATAAATGAAGAGCATTCGGATTTGAATTTTTTGATAAATGAAACCAATCAATTTTATCTGGATTTTTTTCTAATATATGCATAGCATTTGGATTTTCTGATAACCAAGACCAGCATCTTCTATCTAATTTATCTAGATTTTTTTCCAGTAAAGCAGTAGCATTTATATTTTTTGACAACATTTCCCAACAATAAGTATCTAATTTATCTAAATTTTTTTCCAATAAAACAATAGCATTTGGGTTTGTATTTTGTGACAAAAATCCCCATTCTATTTTATCAGGATATTTTTCCAACAAAGCAATAGCATTTGGATTTTGCGATAATTTAAACCAATAAATTTTTTCAGGATTTTTTTCCAACAAAGAAATAACATTTGGATTTGGATTTTGCGATAAACTATACCATTCAAGTTTATTTGGGTCTATCCAATCTAATAATTTGTATAAAGGTTCTGGTTGTTTCATTTTTGATATTTGTTTGAATATAGATTTCTATTATAATAATAAATCAATTTTTTTATTATAACAAGGGCGTTTATTTTTATTATGCTGTTATAATTTGCCATTTGTATCCCTTATGTATTTCATTACTAATGGATACTTTTTTCAATGTAGTATGCGACATTTGAAATTGTAATGTTACCTCTGTAATCGATTTGAATTGTTTGATTTCTTTATTTGTAATTGGGTCAATTTGTATAACATATTTGCTATTTTTTTTTATAAATCTTTCTGGTAATGAATTTGTCGATAAATATTCGTCTTGCATTTCTTGAGAACATTTATCGAAAAAGTTCCAATAATGGCCTGATGATATAGAACCATTTTTAATTGCTCGTGAAATTGTAGAAAATCCAGCCAAATTACGACTTTCGGCTGCATCTCGTTGTGATGCGAATACTTCCATTATTTTTGTTTTTTTTATATCAATCATTGCAATATATTCAATGGATTTATTGCTCGATATTACAGTTGGTAACGGTATAGGAGTTTCTACTATATCTCTATCTTGTAAAACCCATCGACAATTTTTATATATTGTATTTGCTTTTGATGCTTCTCTTAAGCCAGTATGGGATGAACCGCCGACATTTCGTATAACATCAATTACGCTGTCATATATATTTATTAATTCTAATGTATCTTTATTGTATTGGAATACCTTTGGAGAACGTGTATTGAACCGGCGTTTCACGAAATTGAGTGTAATACCTTCTTCGTTGGATTGTAAATCGTCAGTTTCAGTAGATTGTGTATTTTCAATTGTTTCTGTTGTTTCTATAGGTTGTTGTTTTAATTCTATTTTTTTTTCTAATAATATTGTTTCTTCTTGAAATTTTTCAATTTCTTTATCAATTAATTTTATTTTGAGTTCTATCATTTCTTTACTATTCATATCATTATTGTTTAATTTAGTTATTTCTTGGTTTATCAAAGCTATTATATTTTTATATTGGTCTTCATTTACAATAAAAGTTTCTCGTGCGATTATACCATCTAATTTTGTAATAGAATAATATAAACTTTTTACACTTTCATTTGAATGTATTATTTTTTCTAATTTAATATAATGCTGTGTTTCAAAAACATCTAATAATATTGGAACAATGCCATAAGTATTTGATATATTTGCCATTCGTTCTTTAATGTTTTGTGTTGAACCTATTTTAATAATAAACTTATCATCATTTTCATCCTTTAGTTTACAAAAATAAACGACATTTTTATTATGGTACAATTGTAATATTTTATTATGAATTTCTTTTTTTGCTTTTTGATAAATTAATTTGGAATCAATTTCTAATTGTTGTTTCAATTTGTATTCTCCAGTTAAACGAATTTCTTTTAACACTTGTATCATCCATAGTTGAAATTTCTCTGCTACTGGTTTATTCGAGCGAGCAAGTAATCTATATAATCCAGCTTCTGTCAAAAATGCTGTTTTTTGAATTCCGCCAAGGGAAGCAAAATCTTCGATTACCTTTAATTCTTTACCATAATTCGTAATAGTTGATATAATGTTTGACATTTTTAGTAATGCACCAATTTGTTTTGCTTGGAAAAGAGGATTTTCAATAGTTCCCTGAATATTTATAGGATATTGTTCGTCACACAACGAGAATGCTTTTAGTATGTCCATACTATATATTATATGGAGATATTCTTTTATGTATTTTAACGAATATAAGTTCTCCTAAAGTAATTGGTTCGATGTAGTTTTTGGAAAATAATATAAAAGTTAAGTTATATAATATAATAAATGCCCGATTCAAAAAAATCTGAAAAATTTAAGACAGAGCGTATCGCAGTTTATGATAAATTAATGGCAATTTTAAATTATTCACAAAACCAATTTTTTATTTTAAATGAACTTGATAATAATATTGACTTACAAAACCAAATATTAGGGTTAGTAGTTGATATTCGTAAATTTTATTCTGCAAGTGGTTGTAAAGGGTGTAGTGAAAATAGAGTTTCTAAGCGGCCGTATATGAGCATTATTCGATATATTTTAAAACAAAATAATAAAACACTATATTCTACTGAAATTTCAATTCCAAATTGTGAACAAAAAAATAAAAAAACGAAGAAATATAAGATATTTTAGAACACACTAAAAATGGTATAATAATTATAGTTGTTATAATTATTAACCGAGTAAGGGAGTATTATAAAAATTTATATGTCAAAAAAATTATAAAATAAATGGATTACTTCAATAGTTTTGCTTGTAGTATTATTACTCCAATATTCAATTTGATTTTTTAATATATCAAGTCGTTCATTCCATTCTGTATTATTATCTTTAGTTACAATAAAAATTCCGTGCTTATTTGCTTTCCAGCAAGACTTTATAAGTTGATTATTTTTATTAACATATGAATCTGGATTAAATCGAATAATTACAAGTGGTCTAAAACCAATATCTTGTGAAAGTTCCATTAATCGTTTGTTTTCACAACTACAGTCATAATTTATATGTTGGTTTTCGTCAACTTCTATAATAATTACTTGATAACCTAAGTCTAATAATAAATCTGGTCTTCGTCTAGAGCAACCATCACTAATTTTTTTATCTGTAACCCAAGTAAAGTTTGAAAATTGGTCCAATACATAGTCTACTACACTTTTTTCTTTGGTTTTATAATTTCGCGTTACTGGTTTATCTGGAAATAAATGAATATAACAAAATAAACAATATCCTTCATACTTATTTGAAGGATTTCTCGTATTGCACCATTCAGATAAACATTGTTTATTAACAACATCTTCCATATTATCTAATTTATGTGAATTACAAAAAACTCCTTTTGTTTCACCACTATAATTAAACATCGGTCTTAATATGCAACCATTGTGATTACATAATTCGTGTTTAATATCTATCATATCTTCTAATTTATGTTGAAAACAATATATTGGTTGTTCACCATCCGCATAATTATATGAAGGAATTGTATTACAACCTTCTTCTATACATTTTCTATGTTTTCCATCAATCATACCATCTAATTTATGGTTAGAACAAAAACGGCAATGTGTATCATTTTCAAACTTATAAGATGGCGATAAGTTACATTTTTCGAATTCACAACGACTATGTTTAATATCTATCATACCCTCTAATTTATGTTTTGAACAAAATCTACCGTTTTTTTCACCTTCAACATTAAATTGAGCAATTACTTTACAATTTGGTTCTTCACACCTTTTTCCTGTTACATTTACCATATCGTTTGTTTTATGAGTGATACAATATAAACCTTTTGTTTCTGTTGGTAAATTATAAATGGGTGTAATATAACATTTTATTCCATTAACGCCTTTACATCGTTTAGCTGTAAGATTTACCATTCCCTCCAAATAATGCGAATTGCAATATTTCGGTTTTTCATTTGGAAATCCAAATATAGCTCGTAACCCTTTGCAATGTTCATTTTCACAAGTTTTATCAACTACATTTCTCATTCCATCTAATTTATGACTACTACAAAATTTACCTTTTTTTTCACCTAAAATGTTAAAACAAGCAGTTTTTCCACATCCGTTAGGACATTTATTTACCATCTCTATAATATACTATGATAAAATATCTTTATGTCGTTTAACGCATTAAATATAACATTGTGTCAAATCGTGAATTTTCTAAATATGTCTAAATATGTCTAAATATGTCTAAATATGTCTAAATATGTTTTTTAAATTTTTTAAGCTATTTTTAACTTACTTCAATGAAAAAAATAACAATAACTGTTCATTATTTATACCTACAATTATACTATAGCAAAAATAAAATTATAAAAATTAAAATAATTATTATGTAGGCATTTTTGATATAATCTCATTTTTAATTTTTATTTAGCAATTTCCATAGAATTTATTTTCTCTGTATAGTATATATAAAAAACCAGCAGCATGGGAGGAGCACTAATGCAGTTAGTCGCCTACGGCGCACAAGACGTTTTCCTTACAGGAACACCAGAAATTACATTCTGGAAAGTATCATACAGAAGACATACAAACTTCGCAATGGAATCCATTGAACAAACATTCTCCGGCCAAGCCGATTTCGGTCGCCGCGTTACATGCACAATCTCCAGAAATGGTGATCTTGCATACAGAACATACCTTCAAGTCACCCTTCCAGAAATTAACCAAGATATGGGCAATAAAACAACAAATGATAATGTCTATGCTCGTTGGTTAGATTACATTGGTGAACAACTTGTTGCCCAAGTTGAAGTCGAAATTGGTGGCCAAAGAATTGACCGTCAATATGGTGACTGGATGCACATCTGGAACCAACTTACAATGAGTTCTGAACAAAAAAGTGGATATTTCAAGATGATTGGTAACACCACTCAACTTACATACATCACTGACCCAGCATTCGCTGCTGTTGCTGGACCTTGCGCTGCTGCCGGTGGCCCATCCCAAGTTTGTGCCCCTCGTAATGCTCTTCCAGAAACAACCCTTTATGTTCCTCTTCTTTTCTGGTTTTGCCGCAATCCTGGACTTGCTCTTCCACTTATTGCTCTTCAATACCACGAAGTCAAAATCAACATTGACTTCCGTCCAATTGGTGAATGTCTATGGGCTGTAAAGAACATTGGTGCTACAAGTGCAACTCAATCAGTATTACGTGCTTACCAACAATCCCTTGTTGCTGCTTCCCTTTATGTTGATTATATCTTCCTTGATACCGATGAACGTAGAAAGATGGCACAAAACCCTCACGAATACCTTATTGAACAACTTCAATTTACAGGCGATGAATCGGTAGGATCCTCATCGAACAAGATAAAGCTAAACTTCAACCATCCTTGCAAGGAATTAATCTGGGTTGTCCAACCTGATGCCAATGTTGATTACTGTGCTTCCCTTGAAGCCGGAACAACACTATTCAAGACCCTTGGTGCTCAACCATTCAACTATACTGATGCCATTGATGCTCTTCCAAATGCTATCCACGCTTTTGGTGGCCCAGCTGAAACATCTGGTTCAACTGCCTTCATCAACGCATCTAACCTATTCCAAATGCCTGGTGCTGCTGATACAACAAACCAAGGTGATTGGGGAGTTCCTAATACTCCTCTAGGTGGTGATGGTAGTGTATCTGGTCTATCTGATGCCGGAACATTCGTTCTTGCTGAAACCGCCCTTGACATGCACTGTTGGGGTGAAAACCCAGTTGTAACTGCTAAGCTACAACTTAACGGCCAAGATCGTTTCTCAGAACGTGAAGGATCATACTTCGATGTTGTTCAACCATTCCAACACCACACCCGCGCACCTGATGCTGGTATCAATGTTTACTCATTCGCCCTAAGACCAGAGGAACATCAACCAAGTGGATCTTGCAACTTCTCCAGAATTGATAACGCTGTCCTTCAACTTGTCCTTTCATCTGGTGCCGTTGCTGGTACTGCCACCGCCAAAGTCCGTGTTTACGCTGTCAACTACAACGTTCTTCGTGTAATGAGTGGTATGGCAGGGGTAGCATACAGTAATTAATCCAATTAAACTATAAAGTTATTTAATTAAAATAAATATAAAACTATGTATTATATTTATTGGTTGTTGCTTTCGAAAACAAAAAGTATTATGAATAAAAATAATATAAAGAAATAGCAATAAATAAATTACGTCAATAAAAATGACAACATTCGACATAGTAAATCTCATTGAAAGCAACCCTATTGCCAAATTGAATGGTAATTATCAATCAAAATTGATTGAAAAAATGAAAAATAATTTTAGTAATTATGAACAACAATTGTTTTTATCAAGTTTTTACGTTTATTTGAATTATGATGCAACTACAGATTTCGTAATTGATTTAGATAATGTATGGAAATGGTTAGGTTTTGGTCAAAAGGTTAATGCTAAACGTGTATTAGAAAAAAATTTTATAAAAAATAAAGATTATAAATTAGTGCTTTGCCAATTGGCAAAGCAAGGCCAACACGTAAACGGTGGGCATAATAAAGAAATATTTATGTTGAATATTGAGACATTCAAAAAATTTTGTTTAAAATCAGAAACAAAAAAGGCAGATGAAATACACAATTATTTTATAAAAATGGAAAATGTTATATTTGAGGTTATAAACCAAGAATGTCAAGAATTAAAACAACAACTCGAACAAATCAAAAACGAAATGGATCAAACTGAAACAAAAGTGAAAAAAGAATATGACGAAAAATTACTCAAAGAAAAGGCATTAGAAAAACAAAATATCTTATTGAGAGAATTTGGAACAGCAGGATCATTAGTATATATATTAAAAGTTAAATCTTACGAAAGTGGTGAATATGTAATAAAAATAGGCGAAAGCAGACGAGGTGTAGAAGGACGATACAATGAACATAAATCAAAATATGAAGAAATATTATTGTTGGATTGTTTTATGGTAAATCGAAGCAGAGATTTCGAACAATATTTACATAACCACAAAGACATAAGGTTAAATCAAGTTAATAATTTACAAGGTCACGAGAACGAAAATGAATTATTTCTAATAGGAAAAAATTTAACATACAAAATGATATTGAATATCATAAAAACAAATATCAAACAATTTAATGATATAGATTACGAAAGTCTAAGTAAAGATATTGAAAGTATAAAAAATATATTATCTAATCAACATCAAAATGAAATTTTACAAGATAAAAATAAAATACAATCACTATTTGAGAACCAAACGTTATTATTACAAAAAATAACCAATTTGGAAAAAACGAATAAAGAGATGTTAGAAAAAATGAATTCAATGCAAACAAGAACAACAACCAATTTTGAACAACCACTCCCTACAATCGGCCCACGATTACAGAAAATCAACCCCGAAACATTACAACTAATAAAAACATACGAAACCGTGTCAGAGTGTATGAAAGAAGACAGCACAATAAAACGCCCAAGTATTCATAAAGCCATCGTCGAAAATATAGTATACAAAGGATTTCGCTGGATGTATGTGGATAGAGAATTCGACCCAAATATAGTCAACAATATCAAACCAACGAAACAAACAAAATCGCAAAATTTGGGTTATATAGCAAAATTAAACACCACCAAAACACAAATACTGAATGTCTATATAGATAGAAAAACAGCAGCAATACAAAATAATTATCAATCCACATCTTCATTAGATAACCCAGTAAAAAACGGGACTATTACAAACGGACATTATTATATGTTATACGAAAACTGCGATGTTATCATAAAACAAGAGTTTATCGAACAACACGGAGAACCATTACTTTATAAAGATGGAGTAGGACAATATGATGCACAAAACAATTTACTAAGAGAGTTCATATGTAAATATGATTGTATACGAACATTATGTATGAGTGATAAAACCCTTGCCAAGACACTGGATAAAAATATAGCATACAATGGATTTTATTATAAATCACTGGGTTCAAAAACGAACTACCTATAAAAAGCACTATGTAAACGGTTTTATCACGGTTGGGATAATCGCTGGAAAAGAGTACCAATAAATAACCTGTCCTGCATCTTGGGCATCATTGGTTTTGAAAGAACTACCATCAACAAATTTTATTGTAAATAATCCATCAACATTACCATCATATGGGTGAACATATGGATTAGTATAAATCGTATATTGAACCAAACGATTATTAACAGGATTTCCGCTGGTATCAACAGCAAAAGCTGTTCCTTCTGCGTTTGTATACATAGTAAGATATACTTGTCCATTCATCATAATTTGAACGGTTTTTAAATCAGCATAAAATTCATTATGATGAAAACGACCATATTCATTGAAGACACGTCTCAAATCGTTAGAAGACATTTTATATTATATAACATTATAATACAAAATACTAAATATTAATTATATAATTACACTATAACCAATGCAGTAAACAATACACTAATTTTATAATTTACAAAATACAGAAAATACAAAAATCAAATAGAAAAACCAAAAAATATTTAATTTAATAAAAACAGCATAAAAAATAATGTATAATCATAATATTCAATAATACAAAATGTCATTGTTCTGTTCTTCCAAATTAAATACACAAAATGACTTATTAATGACAAATTTGACAGATTTTTATAATAAATGCGATAATCTCAATAAAATGATGAAGATTATAAATGGCGAATCAAAAATATCATTACGAATTGTAGACTGGTTTGTAACCAATTTCGCAAAAAAATACTATACTGTATATGAATTGCAGTCTATACCAGGCGAAATCAACAGATTTAAAGTGTATAATGATTATAAATTAAAACTCAAAGCATATAGCAAAAGACGATTTGACCCATTTTGTCGCTGGGAACGTATTACCATTCCATATGATAATGAAAAATATATGGAAACTACAATAGGCCAATTAAATTTTTTCAAATGGGCAATTGAGAACAATATTATTCACTATATTGAAACCAATTACCAAGATATAGAAAACGATATGAACCAACGAAACAGCACATCAAAACGCAAGGCGTCTCCTGATAATTTACAAACAGAAAACGATAACTCAAAAACTCGTAAAAAAAGAGAAGAATTATCTATTTCTGCTTGTAAATGTATTAAAAAGGAAGATGTCAAAATTATTGTAAAATTTAATTAGAATTTCCAAATAAAACTATTTATACTTTTGAGTAAATAATAATTCATTCCAAAATCTTCAACAGTCGTGTCTTCTTCTTCGTCTTTTTCTGTTTCTTCTTCACTATATTCATAATATTCACAATTTCCTTCATCATCCATTATTTTATCAATATAATTTTTAATTAATCTTATCCAAAACATACCCTTATCTTGTGGGTTTTCACTATTGTATTCAACATCATAGTTCGCATTTATAACTAAAATATTATTTTTATTTACTAACCAATTTTGGTGGTATTCTTTACATTTTTTCAAATATTCTAAAGAAACAATATCTTCACCAGTTCTATCTCGTTTATGAACACGATTATAGCAAACATCTTCTTCAGCGTGAATATAAACCAAACCATTCAATTTGAAATCATTTTTATATTCATTATAGAACTGCATATAGATTTTATAATTAATTTCGTCAATCATATTATCATCATATAACATTTTCGCAAAAATATTTTTATCAGCAGCTAATGACCGTTCACAAATAATCAATTTACAATCTGGATTTTCTTTTATTAAATTACGAAGTAGTGATAATCTTGTTACAAACGCCATTACTTGAAATGAAAACGCATATTTTTCGGGATTTTTATAAAACTTAGCCAAAATACTTTCACCATCACTGTCTTTAATATTTTCCCAGACATCAACTGGTTCCCTAACAACCAATATGGTTTTAATATCTTTGTATTGTTTTTCTAATTGTTCAATGATGGTAGTTTTACCAGCACCAATGTTGCCTTCAATCGAAATAATTTTAGGAAATGACATTTTATTATAATAGATAATGAATAATATTTATTATACTTATTTTATATATTTTATATATTTTAAATTCAATTTTTTATCCAAATTAAAATGTTTTATAATGGTATAATGTTATAATGGATATAATACATATAATAGACAAACCATTATGTAAAATAATATTAATAATAATAATTTTAATCTTAGTCACTCTAATAATATATAAGATTTATAATTTTTATAATAGAAAAAACGATAATGCCGAAGAAGAAGAAATACCAAAAGTTATCTATCAAACTTGGAGAACAAAAACACTACCTACAAATATGCGTAAATGTGTCGAAAAATTAAAAGACGAAAACCCGAATTATAAATATTATTTATATGATGATAATGAATGTAGAGAATTTATTCAACAATATTTTAATGATGATGTATTAAATGCTTTTGATAAATTGAAACCTGGAGCATATAAAGCGGACTTATGGAGATATTGTATTTTATATATAAATGGTGGTATTTATTTAGATATTAAATATCAACCTGTAAATGGGTTCTCCTTCAATTATTTAAACCCGAACAAAGAGTATTACGTATTAGAACGACCCGGATTTTGGGAAAAACACCATTATGGTATATATAATGCATTGATGATATGTAAACCCAAAAATGAAATATTATTAAGATGTATAAAACAAATAGTTGAGAACACAAAAAATAATTATTATGGTATAAATTCATTATATCCAACTGGTCCAGGATTATTAGGTAAAATGTATTTTCATCCAAATACTATATTAAAACAAATAAATGAATTAGAAATGAATTATGATTGTAATAAATACGATTTGATTTTATATAAAAAACGAATTATTTTCAAAAACTACGATGAATATAGATTAGAACAGAAGAAAAATTCATCAAAAAGCCATTATCAAATATTATGGCGTAAAAAGCAAATATATAATTTGTAGTAATAATTTATATACAGATATGTTATATGAAATATAATTATATATACATTATAATTCTTATCTTAATAATATTGGGGGTCTTTATTTATTATAAAAATTCAAAAGAAAATTTAGAAAATAATAATGAAAATAGCGAAAAAATAGAAAAAGCAATACCTTTACATATATATCAAACTTGGCATTCAAATACGTTACCCAAGTATATGCAAGAATGTGTTGATAAATTAAAAAAAGATAATCCAGAATTCGAATATCATTTTTTTAATGATGATGATTGTAGAAATTATATCAAAGATAACTTCAATAAAGATGTATTACACGCTTTTGATAAACTAATTCCTGGTGCGTTTAAAGCAGACCTATGGAGATATTGTATTTTATACAAAAAAGGTGGTATTTATTTAGATATCAAATATCAATGTGAAAACAATTTTAAATTCATTGAATTAACTGATAAGGATTATTTCGTAAAAGATATTCCAATATACAATAGACAAGGTATTTATAATGCTTTATTAATATGTAAACCAGGTAATAATGTTCTCTTGAATTGTATAAATAAAATTGTAGAAAATGTAAAAAATAAATATTATGGTAATAACCCTCTTGAAGTAACTGGCCCATTATTAATGAGTTACTATTTTACACCATTGGAATTGAATAATATGATATTGAAACACGTTATTGAAAATGGTAATTATTATATTAAAAAAAATGATAAAAAAATATTGAAAATTTATCCTCAATATAGAAGTGAACAAAAATTATATCAAAATAATAAATATTATGCTGACTTATGGCATAGTCGAAAAATATATGCATAGTTTTTCTTTGTTCTGTATATTGTAACTATAGTTGCCGAACCGCCTTATATTTTAAAATATCTAATATCTTTTTTGAAGTAGGAAATTCGACACTTCCATAAATATCTTGTAAAAGTAACCACTCGAACAAACCGCCGGTATATAAATAAATCTCACTAAATCCTAATGTTCTCAATTGTGAATATTTTTTGTCTGCACTTTCATCATTTGCATTTTTACCATAAATAATTATTTTTTTATTATTTAAATCATAATTATTTAATAAATCATTGATAGTTTTCTCTTCTTGTTCATAAGGTAAAGTGTTTTTTATTAAACAATCTTGTTCACTTATGGGTAATGTATTTATAATTATATAGTCATTTGATTTTTGTATTGCATATTGGATATCTTCAAAATTTATTTTTTTATAGGATGTTTGGAACAATCCAGAGAACATAGTTTATAATTCATTATAATTTTTATATGTTTTTTTTAGTAGAATAATACGCGTTTTTTGTTCCAATTTTTTCCAATAAAATAATACTACCAGCAAAAGTGTAAAAATTTTCCCGTAAAAGGAGGGGTCGTGCAGGGGAACCTTGGTTCCCCGCAATTGGTTCCCCGTAACCGCAAAAATTGAATTACTTATTATAAATAATTTATAATAAGTAAAATACAACAATAATACAATTCAAAATGTATAAACTAAAAAAATGGATCGATATTGAAAATATTCATATTAGATCGTTATCGGGAAATCCAAATCCAACTGCTATTCCTTTCTTAGAAAAAAATCAAGATAAAATTAATTGGTTTGAATTGTCAGCAAACCCAAATGCGATTTCTTTATTAGAAAAAAATCTTGATAAAATTAATTGGTTTGGTTTATCAACAAACCCAAATGCTATTCATTTGTTACAACAAAATCAAGATAAAATTCAGTGGTTTGATTTATCAAGAAATCCAAATGCTATACATTTATTAGAAAAAAACCAAGATAAAATTGATTGGTTTGATTTATCAGCAAATCCAAATGCTATTCCTTTGTTAGAAAAACATCCAGATAAAATTTGTTGGGCAGGTTTATCAGCAAATCCAAATGCTATTCCTTTGTTAGAAAAACATCCAGATAAAATTTGTTGGGCAGGTTTATCATTAAACCCAAATGCTATTCCTTTATTAGAACAAAATCTACATAAAATTAATTGGGATATGTTATCAAGAAATCAAAATGCTATTCCTTTATTAGAAAAAAATCCAGATAAGATTAATTGGTTTAGTTTATTAAAAAACCCAAATGCTATTCATTTGTTAGAAAAAAATCTACATAAAATTAATTGGCGTCAGTTATCACTCAATAAAAATCCCAAAGCTATTGATATAATAGAAAAAAATTTGGATAAATTAGATAATCAATGCTGGGAGCATTTATCACAAAACCCATCTATATTTGAATTAGATTATGAAGAATTGAAAAAACGATGTATTATTTACAAAGAAGAATTGATACAAAAAGCATTTCACCCATCAAGAATTCAAAAATATTTAGATATGGGAATAAGCATTGACGAATTAGATAATTGTATATAATAAAACGAGCCAATTATATCTCCAAATGTGTAAAAGGAGGGGTATTGCAGGGGAACCTTGGTTCCCCGCAAAAAATTGAATTCTATAATATCTTTTTTTTAATCAATATAACAGTATTTCAATAATATAAACCAATCAAACTCAACAATGGACCTAACACAATCAAAATTAACCAAGAAAGAATGGGAAACCATTGAAAGCCCAATTTCGGCAGATGAACGCAAAATATTAAAAATGATTATTTCTGGATATGATGATGTCAATATCCATTCGAATAATAATTTATCAATGTTCTCTTTTGTAAAAATCGATATTACTCCAGAAACAGAAATCTACTTATATCAAACATATTTCAGCGAAACCATAAAAACAATCATATTAAAATATAATTCTGAAACAAGTGGGACATTGTTACCAACAGTAGAAGGATCTTCATTAAAACGCCTAAAAAGTGCGGATATGATAAGATTAAACAACTTGGAAAATAATATTACACAAAATAAACAAAACATTTTTGAATTTCTACTCATTGACTTAGTATCAAATTTATTAAAACATATAAAAAAAAACCAAAACGAATATGCATTTTACTTATATACACTTATTCAATTGAAAAAAAGTAGTATTCATAATATTAATAAATATGTTACCGAATTTGTCGATAATGTCATCGAGTTATCATCTGCGAATACCAGTATTAGTAATATTATTCAAAACTCTTATGAATTCATTGAAAAAAACAATTATTTATTAGCATACGAGGATTTAACATTGTTCTCACATCAAAAAGAATTATTCTCTATTTGTAAAAATAACATTGAAAAACCAAAACTAATATTATACACTGCTCCCACTGGAACAGGAAAAACATTATCTCCGATTGGGCTGTCTAATAAATATCGTATTATATTCGTATGTGTAGCCAGACACGTGGGGTTAGCATTAGCCAAGTCAGCTGTTTCTATGGAAAAAAAAGTGGCTTTTGCGTTTGGTTGTGAAACCGCCAGCGATATTCGTCTCCACTATTTTGCAGCAGCCAATTATGTAAAGCACCATCGTTCAGGTGCGATTGCGAAGGTCGATAACAGTGAAGGTTCAAAAGTAGAAATTATGATTTGTGATGTTCAATCGTATTTAACAGCTATGTATTATATGTTATCATTTAATGATGTAAATAATATTATTACTTATTGGGATGAACCAACAATCACTATGGATTATAAAGAACACGATTTACATAAAATCATTAAACGAAATTGGTGTGAAAATAAAATACCGAAATTGGTTTTATCTTGTGCTACTTTACCAAAAGAACACGAAATAATGGATGTAATCGCGGATTTTCGTTCAAAATTTGAAGATGCTGAAATTCATAATGTAACCAGTTTTGATTGTAAAAAATCAATACCGATTTTGAATAAAGATAGTTTTAGTGTTCTCCCACATACATTGAATGTTGATTATACACATTTGATTAAGTGTGTCGATTATTGTAATGATAATAAAACTCTTTTACGATATTTTGATTTACGCGAAATTATAAGATTTATAGAATATGTTAATAAAAATCAATTTACTGATGATAGATACAATATCGATAATTATTTTTCAAATATTAGTGAAATTACTATGAATTCATTGAAATGTTATTATTTAACATTATTAAAACATATTATACCTGAAAAATGGAGTAGTATTTACGAATATATGAAAAATACACAGCTAAAGAAATTTACTGATAATAATAAAATAATAAAATCGAAAAGTATGGATAATAATGGGTCTAATCAAAAAACCAATAGCAATGTATTATCACGAACAGTAAGTATGTCATCCACACAACCATCTGGGGTAAAACCTTCAGCAAGTTCGGGCACAGGTATTTTATTAACAACCAATGATGCTCACACATTGACAGATGGACCGACTATCTTCCTATGCGAAGATGTCAAAAAAATAGGTAGTTTTTATATTCAACAATCCAATATTTCGGCCAGTGTATTTCAAACCATACTATCCAAGATAACAAAAAATAACGAAATCGCACAAAAAATAGAAAAATTAGAAAGTATTATTACAGAAAAACAAAATAAATCGTCCAATAATGACGATGGCGATAAACCTGAAAAATCGAGCAAAGATGGTAATGATGATAGAATGTCGAAGGAAGTTCAAAAAATGATGGAAGACATTAATAATTTACGACGAGAAATTCGTATCATATCATTAAATCCTATGTATATTCCGAATACAATTCCACATCAAAATATTTGGACACAAAATGGCACTGTTTATGATAATGCATTCTTACCAACCATTGATGAAGATACTACCAAAAGCATTATGGCGTTGGATATTGATAATAATTTGAAAGTTTTGCTGTTATTAGGAATTGGTATGTTTATGGATAAACCACATATTCAATATATGGAAATTATGAAGAAATTGGCTGATACACAGAAATTATTTATTATTATTGCATCAAGTGATTATATATATGGAACAAATTATCAATTCTGTCATGGCGTTATTGGTAAAGATTTGACGAATATGACACAGCAGAAGACATTACAATCGATGGGACGCATTGGTCGTAATAAAATCCAACAAGATTATACTATTCGGTTTAGAGATGATGAAATGATAAAATGCTTGTTTAAAACACCTGAATATAATATTGAAGCAGAAAATATGATTAAATTATTTACAAGTGATTAAGTAATGTATTATTGTAAATTATAAAAATATAGACATTTTTTCTTGGAAAATTCAGGTAAAAATAAAATAATAATATATATTATAATGAGTAATCCAGAATATCACTCTGCTATATATAAAATAAATCCTAATAAACAAATAGCAACTCGTATTATTTTCAAAGATTATAATTGCACATTATTACCCAAAAAAATAGAATTCAATGAATTAGCAGAAATATTGAGTAAAATGCAAAAAATATGTTTTGAAGATAAAAATGCAAACAATGAAAATACAAATAGAATTATTGATTTGTTTTCAGAAAAAAAGGATAAAACATTTATTGTAGCAATTTCGCTTGGATATTTACCAGGCGTTACCGATTATATGGATTTCGTGGATGGAGGTGCTGCAACCGTTCAAAAAAGCAATTTAGATTTTTTAAAATTTCAACAGCCTTGGATAAATGAAGTATGCCGTTCTATATTCAAGGATATACCATTAGGTAAATCACCGGTTAATATAGTAATGGAATTGATTGAGAAATATATTGAATTTTATTTAATGAAAATATCAAAAAAGGTTGATGGAATGTATTTGTATGTTGAAAAAATACCTGAACACGGAAATCCTGATTTTTTATTGAAATATTATGAAAAATATGGGTTTAAGAAGATGGCTCATGAAGATAGTGAATATTTTTATATGTATAAGGAAATAAAAAATAGCCCTTCGAAATTATCAAGCAATGTTAGTTTGAAAAAAAGTAAAAGTAGCCCATCGAAAGTATCACCTAATGGTAGTTTAGAAAAAATAGGTGGAAAAAAAACCAGAAGAAATTATTAGTTTCCTCTGTAAAATATTACAAAAATATTATTCAAACTTTTTTATCGCTATAATATATATATTATTGTATATACTATAAAATGTCTGATTATGTTGTATGTATACCATCTTATAAACGAGCACAATTATGTAATGAAAAAACATTATCTACATTGAAGAAAATGAAAATTCCATCTAATAAAATATATGTATATATAGCTAATAAAGAAGAAGAAGAAGAATATAAGAAAGTTCTCGACACTAAATTATATAATAAATTGGTTGTTGGTAAGAAAGGTTTAGTTCCACAAAGACAATTCATAATGGAGCAATGGCCAGAAGGTAAACATATTGTATTTTTCGATGACGATGTAGCAAGTATCGATTTGAAAATGTCGAAATTCAAGAGTAAATCATTGGATTATTTCTTCAAAGATGCGTTTGCTGAATGTAAAAAACAAGGTTCTTACATATGGGGTGTGTATCCTGTATTCAATCCGTTTTTCCGTCAAGCGCGTGAAGAAATTTCGAATTGTTTGAATTATATTGTTGGTGCATTTTATGGTATTATTAATCGTCCTAAGTTGAAGTCTATTATGTTGACATTGACTAAGGAAAATGGACAAAAAGAAGATGTTGAACGAACCATTAAATATTTTATTGAAGATGGTATTGTTCTCCGATTTAATAAAGTCGGATTTGTTACAAAATATTATGGCAAAGAAGGTGGATTAGGCACTTTTGAAGCCCGATTGAAACCAATGTTAGAAGCATCACAGAAATTGAAAAAGGAATTTCCTGAATATGGTGAAATTTCGACCAAAAAGAATGGTATGACCGAATTTCGCTTGAAGAAAATTCTTGCGAGAACTGGTGGCGAAGAAGAAGTTGTTTCCAAGAAATCAAAGACGAATAAGAAACAGAGTAAGAGTGATAAAAATAGGACTGTTAAGAAACGATGATGTATTATTTACGATAAAATAGATTATTATGATTATATCAAAATCCTAATAATTTCCTCACTTATTCTTCCGTGTTCCATTACCATTGACCCGTCTCATATTTCGCATTGTTTTACGATGACTTTCATAAAATTTCTTCGATTTATTCATTGTTCTCAACCATACATTCTTTCTCAAGTAACAAACAATCGACAGCCGTTTTGTTTCATCGTCAGTCTTCGACATCGGTAAATTCGCGTGTGGTTGGTGAACATCCATAAATAAAGTATCACCTGTTCTCACATCTACACCAATACCATATTGTGGAAAACAAGTCTCGGCACCTTTATAATCCCCCCTTTCTATAACAGCCAAATTACCAAATCCATCTATATCATCACCTTTATCTGTATGAATACTGGTTTGATAATTCACATTCGTTGTAATTGTCGTAAATGCGGTATCAGGAATACGAAAATGTGTTTGGTTCGCTTTTTTTCGCTGTAAAGCATAATGTTCCGGAGTTAATTTTTTATACATTTTATCAATATCTTGTATCAGCGGAATAGTTTTTTCATACAAATCAGGGTAATCCATATTAAATCGACATTCGCGAACATCCACTTTCGGTTTTTTCCCTAATTTTTTAAAAACCACTTTCTGGATTGGTGACCAGCGGTCAAAAAAACCAAAAATATTCGACATAACTCGTGGATTTGTCCAAATACTTTTGTCTTTACTACCAGTAGCACTACCCCGGTTACCGCTTGTGTTCATAGCAAATTTGATAATATTATCATAAAAATCATCAATGTGGTTTTGAGGTAATACGTTCTTTCTAAATCTTAATAATAATTTACCTTCGCTTGTATAAACATCCGCATCGTGGTCGATTATATCTTTTATATCATCTTTTTTAATAAATCTATCCATCTTCTTCTCCATTTTAACATCATCAAAATTCTTTTCTACTGTGTATATTTTTACACCATTTTTATTTTCGGTTTTTATTATTGTCATTTTTTATTTATTATAATATTTATTATAATATAGATTAAGAAATTATAATAAATAATTGGAGAACATTATACTATTTTTTCTGTCTTTTATTTGTTTTAATACCGCTTTTTCTTCTTAATGTTCTCTTATTCTTGTTGGTTTTTCTCTTTTCAATCAAACCACCTTTTGGTGGATAACTTGTTGGGGTATCAAATGAAAAAGGCCTTATAGGCCGCATAGGAGAACTTAGTGGAGTTTCTGGAAACAAACTATCAAATAAAACAAGAATTTATATATATTTAATATATACTTTAATTATATATGCCAACTAATAAAACAGTAAAGAGAAAACATACAAAAAAGAACTCTAAAATACTAAAAAATAAAACAAGAAAAAATAAAAAATATGGAGGTAATTTTGATTACATCACTAATTTAACAGATAATGAAATAAATACATTAAGAAAATATACAGAAGGAAGTGATTTTTTAATAAATAAAATATTGAGAATTGAAAATAATTATAAAGATTTATATGAAACTATGAATGCTTTAGAAGTCAGTGATAAATATAAAGAAATACAAATGCGTATTGAACAAATAAATATTATTGATAATATTATGACATCAAAAGCAACTATAGCAAACAACGATTTAATCGTATATAGAGGAACAGTTAATAAAAGAGATGATGAAGCATATTTAGGTATAAATAAAGGTTATATTTCTACTTCTAAAAGTATAAACCCTATTGAAAAAAATAGTTTCCGTTTATTAAATGAAAGACAAAATTGTTGTGTATATATTTATACAATAAAAAAAGGAGTTCCATATATTAATTTATCAACAATTAGTCATTTTGGAGAAGAACACAAAGAAAACCAAGAAGAAATATTATTACCAAGAGGATTAAAGACTACATTATCTTCTATTGATGAAAAAATCAACATTCACGGCATTCCATACAAAACATATAATGTAATTATTGAATTGAATAACCAAGATGAATATGATATTGAACCGATTAAAAAATCACCAACTATAATTCAATTGATTGAAATATTCGAAATAATAGATAATTTATTAGATATATCAGGATTTTTTTATAATTTAGTGAAAAATAAAATTTACAATATTGATGAAAGAAACACTATGAACGATATTTATGATATAGACGATTTTAATGAAATAGTAGAAGAATTTATAGATAAATTTTTAATTTTAACTAAGCATTTGAATAATTTATTAAATGATTATAAACAATATATGAATAATTTAATAGAAAAATTCATGGAATTAGAATTTTTGAAAGATGACGACAAATTAGGATTAAAGAAATTACAAGGAGAACTGGAAAATATGAATGTAAATTCAGGTAATAAAAATACGATTGCTAATACCATTAGAACTACTAATACACTAATTATAGACCCAGATAAACAACATATAATAACGCTATTCAATAATAATGTAAAAGACAAAGAAATTTGTTTAGAAGGTAAAAATATTCTTCATTGTGGAAAAGAAGGTCACTGGTTAGAAAAACAGATGGGTATAAAACATAATGCAAAAAATGAACCTGATATAAATGGTTATGAGATGAAAAAATCCTCAATTAAAACTACACTCGGTGACTTTAGTGCAAGCGAATATGCTTTTTCAAAAAACAATAAAAGAACTACTATAAATAACAATAATAATTGGAGTGATGAAATTAAAATGACAAGAAATGAATTTATAATGTTTTTTGGAAATCCTAACCCAAACAAAAATAATAGATATTCTTGGTCGGGTAGTTGTGTTCCAACATATAATAATTGGAACGCTGCTGGACAAAATCTATTAGTATTAGAAAATAATGATTTAGCTATTTATTATTCATTTTCTAGAGATACACGAAGTAGAAAAAACGAATTCCCTGAATTTCTTCATAATGACAATATAATGATAGCTATTTGGAAAGCAGATAAAATGAAACCACATATTGAGAACAAATTTAATAAAAAAGGTTTCTTTATTTGTAAAAAAACAGAAAATAAATATAACAATATTTGTTTTGGTAAACCATTTAATTTTGAATATTTTATTGAATGTATCAAAAATAAAAAAATTATATTTGATAGTGGTATGTATGAAGGAAATAGTCGAAATTATTCTCAATTTAGAGGTTCTGATTTTTGGAATGAATTAATTATTGAAGAGTATTGATAATATATTTTCCAAGATGATACGCGAATTTACAAGCAACGGCGTTTCCAATTTGCATAATAACATCTTTATTTGACCCATCTATAATATAATTATCTGGAAAACTCTGTATCCGTTTTAATTCCATAATAGTTAATCGTCTAATTTCCTTATCATTATATTTAACTAAAGCATCATAACCATCTTTCCAGTATCTCGCTGGAATAGTATAAGATGGTTTATCAAAATCTAACATTTGTGCTCCAAATCCAAAACCTTTTTCTTTATTAATACCTTTTTTATTTTCTATACCTGCTAATGCTTTTTCACTTAAATAATATTTTTTATCAATTTGTTCTTTTGGTAATAATATTGTTTTAACAGGTATTCTATCTTTAACTAATTTAATAATTGGTTCGGGTTCTTTTGGTATAATATTTAAATCTTTTCGAATTCCAATAATTATAGTCCGCCTTCTATTTTGTGGAACTTCAAAATCGCTCGCATATAATTTATTAATTATACAGTTATAATTTCTATTTAATTGTTCCATTATAATATCAATTACATTTTCACCATTAGCCGTTTTTTTTGAAAGCATACCAATTACATTTTCCATAATAAACGCTTTTGGATTGAAATAATCAAGATATTTAACATATTCCATAAATAGAGCATTTCTCGGGTCATTTTTGTCCCTTTTTCCCGCAATTGAGAACGATTGACAAGGTGGCCCACCAACCAAAATATCAATTTGTTTATTATCTTTATTATATAATTCGTTATATTTTTCAGGAGGTAATTTTGTTAAATCTTCACAATACGCTTTATGGTCAAAATTTTTATTATAATTTTCAACAGCTTTATCCCATATATCTATTCCGGCTATAATATTTAATCCTGCGTCAGTTAATCCTTTTGACATTCCACCACAACCACAAAATAAATCAATTACATTTAATGCTGTATTACTTTGTTTTGACTGTTCATTATTAATTATATCATTTTTCGTATATTCATTTACTGATAAGTTTCTTGAGATTTTTACAATATTTTCTATTTGTATTGGAACAAAATTATTTTTAGAATTAATAAGTTGAATTAATTGCGATTTATTTTTAGAACTACATTTCATAATACCAAATTCTTTACATTTATATAATAGTTCTTTTTTACTCATTTTGTAAATATCAGTTTTTTCATTCATTTTTATTATAGGTTCAATACTGTTTATAGTTATTTTTTTAGTTATTTCATTCAATTTTTCTTCAACTGCTTTATCAATTAATGATTTTAATTTGTCTGTTTCTATTTCACAAGGTTTCTTTCGTTTAATGTGTTGTTCATAATGAGATTTTTGAGAAAATATTTTGGCACATTTTTCGCAACTATATTTACCCATTTTAGTTATAAATGAATGATATTTTGTTTTTATACTATTTTAACTAAAACTACCTAAAATAGTTTTATTTTTATATAAAATGTTTTAATTAAATAATGTTAAAGTATGCCTACTTTAAAGTAGTGTATAAATGATGTTATATTGTATGCAATATTATTTATTACCATAACCGGTTTGCTTTTTTTCAATAAAAATAATAATAATTTTCAGTAACAAAATTCTGAAAAAGAATCGCTGGAGGTTTTTGAAAATGGACATTTTTAAAATGTCCAATTTTGATTTTCTCAAGGTAAATGTTTGTAAAAAAGTCGGTTGTTACTGGAATGGTGTAAAACCCATTTTTTAATAAAAATTTTGTTATGATAAAATTTTATTATTTATTGAAAAAAGGATTTAGGATATTTTTATTTTATCTTTATATAAAAAGATCCAAGGATAATGGATAAAAACACGGATCCTTCAAATAAATGCGATAAATTTATTTGTGAAAAATGTAACTTTAAGTGTAAGAAACTAAGTATTTGGAATAGACATATATCTACAAATAAGCATTTAGATATAAAAAAAGATTTGCCAAAACCCAATTCATTCATATGTGAATGTGGTAATGAATATAAATATTCATCTGGATTATCAAAACATCGTAAGATATGTAATAAAAAAGAAAAAAATAAAATTCTTGAAAATTCTTTTCAAGAAAAACCTATTTTAGAAAATAATTCAGTGCATCCTATACCACAAGAAATGATGTTTGAAATAATAAAAGATTTGAAAGATATGATGAAAGAATTATTGAAAAATAATAATAATAATATAACAAATAACACTACGAATAACACAACTAATAATAATACAACCAATAACGCAAATTTCAATTTAAATTTCTTTTTGAATGAAAGGTGTAAAGACGCGATCAATATAGCGGATTTTATAAATAATTTACAAATAGAATTTTCTGACTTGGAAAATGTGGGTCATCGTGGTTATATTGAAGGGATTACTCAAATCATATTGAAACATATGAAGGATATGGATGTAGAAAAACGACCAATGCATTGCACAGATTTCAAACGAGAAACTATGTATATAAAAAATGAAGATACTTGGGATAAAGATAATGAAAATAAAACAAAAATGAAACAATTTATTGGTAAAATAGCAAAAAAAAATTTGGATAAATTAGTTGATTGGGTAGAATATTATCCAGAATGCAGAGATGTGAAAAATAAAAAAAACGATTTTTATATAGATATACATCGAAATTCACTCGGGGGTGTTGGAGAAGAACAACAAAATAAGTTTGACGAAAAAATAATAAGAAATATAGCAAAAAATGTCCTTGTTGATAAAAGTTCATAAATACATAATTTATTATTATAACAATAAATTATGATTAGTTGTTAGATTTTCGAGTTTTGTTTTTTTTAGTATTTTTCATATATTTTATAGATTGTTTGGATTTTTTATTTTTTCTTGTTTTTGAACCACCTTCATTTTTTTTTTCTTGAGTTTCTTGAGTTTGTTGTGATTGCAATGATGCTTCTTTATTAATTTCATTACCTTCTTCATTTCTTACTATTTTGACAGCAGGAGCAGCATCATCTGTATTCAATGTTTTAATCGTTTCATCTATTTGTTTAGCATTATCACTATCATCGCATAATAAATAAAAAATTTTTATATAAACTTCCTTTTTAAAAAGATAATCATCATAATATTTTTCTATATCTTTTTTGAAATCATTTATTTCTTTTTTCGCATTAATATATGAATTTACACAACTAATATTTGAAGTCTTATATTCATATATACTCATATCTATTGAACTATATACACCAAAACCTCTCATCTTGTCATTATACCAATTTTTTATAATAGTCTTTGCTAATCCTTTTTCTTCTATAAATTTTAATGACCGCTCCGTATATTCTTTCCAAAATTGATTTAAAGGTGTTGCTGTAAGTGCACCAACGACGCTTAAAATTGGCGTTACATATAATGGAAATTTTACAACTGGGGCTACAACTTCAGTTACGCTATATATAACAGCCGCAAGAACAGTAACTATGGTACCACTAATTATACTTTGAAATATTGCAGCTTTTTTAGGAGTATCAAAAAAATTCGTATTTTTTTTAATTAAATCTACTTCATATGGAGAACATAAATTATTATTAAATAATTTATCTAATAACACTATTTCTGCTGAAACTTGTTTTTTTATTTTCTTATCTTTTTCGTTTACAAATAAAATCTCTTTTGTTCCTCTAATAAATCCATAACAAGAATATAATTTAGTAATCAAATTTTCTTTTAATATTTCAAATTTTTGTTTAAAATATTTTTTATTTAAAATACATAATACAAGATATGTTAAGATATGTAATTTTAAAGATAAAAGAGTATTTGTGTATCTTGTATTATTATTACATTTAAAATTTTTTAGTAACATAGATAATTTAAAATAAAAAACATCGCTATTTAATTTATTAGTTAAATAATCACTTTTATTTTTTTCAATAAATTCATCTATTATAGTTATTAATTCATAAAATGATGTTTTTCTTCGAGTATCAGTCTGTTTCTTTTGTTTTGTATAATACAATGTTGTATCAAATATTTCTGTAACATCATCTAATTGAAACAATTTATTTTCGTTCAAATCTATACTTTCTGTTGGAATAATATTTTTTAAAAGATTGTTTTCAAAAACTATAATGTTGCTCAGATCTTTTGTATTAATTACTTGTATTAGTTTAATAAATTCTTGATTTATTTTTGAAATAAATTCATTGTCTCTAGCGTGTTCTAAACCACCAATTTGTTTATTATTCATTATATATATAAATATATAATTTATTCCTCCAATCCTAATAATTTATCAATTTCATATGTGTCTAAACCCTGTTTTTCCATATCCTTCTTTTTCTTCAATAACGCCTTTTTATCACCCCTTGATAATTCCTTTTTCTCCTTAACGACTTCTACTTTATTTCCAAGCGAATCAAATTTCTCTTCTTCTTGTTCAAAAGTCAATTTCTTAGCATTTTCCTTTTCCGCCTTTTTTCTGGCTTTTTCAACTTCTTCCATCCATTCCGACCCAAAAACATTCAAATATCCAGAATCCAACAACCATTTTTCAGGACAAATTTCCTTATAAAATTCTTCATTGTGTGAAATCAATAAAAGACCACCTTTGAATGTTTTGATAGCGCCAGTTAAAGCACCCAACGAATCTCTATCCAAAAAGTTAGTAGGTTCATCCAAAATTACTACATGAGGTAAATTCCACATACATGCACCTAATACAATTTTTACTTTTTGACCACCCGATAACATACCAATCTTACTGTGTTGGGCGAATTGTGGGTCTAAACCAAAATTATCCAAATGTTTTTGAATTTCACCAGTGGTTAATTTGCGCTGTCCTAACATATTTTCCATCGCTAATTTTTCATCAAATTCTTTTACCATCTTTTCATAACCCATTTGTACCAACTCACTTTTAGTAAACCATTGTGTAATTTCACTTTCGGATTTACATTCATATTCGTTTTCACGCTTACCTGTTCTTCTAGTTAATATTTCAGCAATAACCAAATATTTGTTTTCTTTCGCCTTTTGTTTAATGGCTTGTAATTCTTCTTCACTTAAAGTCAAACTATCTTTACTGGTTTGTTCTTTATCATAACCCGCACGGTAACGCCACATAATATATTCAACGGGTGTCTTATCCAAATGATTTTCAATATGGTGAAATGCGTGTTGGGCAACATAAGCAACTCGAACATTCGGGTGTCTTTCAATAATACCCTTATTTGGTTCTAATTCGCCTACTAAAATCTTAATAAGAGTGGATTTACCAGCGCCATTCACACCGACAATAGCTACTCGAGAAGCCATAGACACCTGAATATTAACATCAATCAATTGTGGTTTAAGAGCAGTAGGGTATTGAAACGAACAATTTTTCATTTTTAAAACAGATTTAGTAAGCGATTTAACACCTTCAAGTGGTCCTGGTTCAGGGAAATTAAATGAAACATTCACATTGGTCAATTCATAATATTGTTTCGCTTCAGGCTTTTGTTTAACAAAATCGGATAAATTACCACGATAAAATACTAATTTCGAATTTTCATAATGGGTAATGTTTGTGCAAACCGCATCCAAAAAGCGTGTATCGTGTGAAACAATCAAACAAGTAGTTCGTGTCAAACCCTTCAAATAATCAACCAACCATTTAATGGCAAACTGGTCCAAGTGATTTGTAGGCTCATCAAGAAGTAACATATCAGGATTTAATAACATAGCACGGGTTAAAGCTAATTTCATACGCCAACCACCAGATAAAGCAGTAACTGGCCCGTGTATCATATTATCTTCAAATCCAACAGATTTTAAACCATCAATAATTTGGTCATTATTAATACCATTTTCAACCACTTTTTCATCTTTTGCTACATATTCAAGAACACTAGTGTCTGAATTATTACCTTGAATATCGTGTTCTACATAGACACTTTTTAATTCTTCAGGAAATTCTTGTAAATTTTTATTAGCAATGGCTTTCATTAAAGTGGATTTACCAGCGCCATTCGGGCCAACTAAACCATATTTTCTACCAATTTTTACTTTGAATGGTGTTTGATGTAAAAGAACACGAGTACCATAGGCTAATGAAAATACACAATCACATAAATTTTCTTCATCATCTTCTGGGTTATATTCTTCGACTGTAATAGAATTAATAATAATTTCTTTTATTTTATTAATAGTTTCACTACGAGCAGCATCATCAGTAATAACCAATTTCAAATATGGTTCCATACATTGAACCCAAACATCATCATTTTTGATTTCATTTTTCACTAAATTCCAAGTTAAATCAATAGAATGGTCTACCAAAAAATTACGCTTATCTTCATCAATAAATTGGAAATAAGTTTGCTTACAATTATCAATTGTAAAACTATCAAGTGATTTATTAATACCTTGATTATATACATTTGTCAAAACATTTTTCGAATTCAAACAAACATTACGAATTTCAACTTCAGCAATTTCGTCATAACCCTTAGTCAAAACAGGTTCTAAAATAGGATAGAAAATCTTTGCATAAACAGGGTTTTTCAATAATTTGACCAAAGTTTCAATGACTACAGCAGCACGGCGTTGATAAATCATTTTACGCTCACGCATAGATTTAGTTAATAAAGGAATAAGAAATCCCAAAGTAGGAATATCAATATCATTCACAAAAGGTGTAGATACAAGAGCATCCAATGCTTTTTGAATTTCTTGTGAAGGGTTCATATATGCGGAAATAACAATAGGAATAAGATGTTTAATATCAACATTTTCAATAGAAGTACAAACAGCATTAAATGAATTCAATGTTTGTGTTTTTATTTCTTTTTTAGGGTCACTACTAATAGTGATTAAATTTAAAATAATATCAGGCATATTTTGAGAAGTGACCTGTGGATAATAAGTAGCAAATTTTGATAATAAAATCAACGAAAACTGCTTTATTTGCCATTTCATTGATTTCATACCTTCAAATAAATGTTCACTTAATTTAGTAAAGCAATATGGGTTTATTTTTTGAATAATTAAATCACCTAATTTCAATGATTTTTCATTCAATTTGAAATCTGTAGAATAATTCAAGATTTGTTCAAACGAATTCAATATGGAAGGCTCCATATAGGTTTGATATTGATTTTCCAACAAATTAATTTGTTCATCAATATCAAAAGAAGAGAATATAAACGATTCGGTGGCGTTTTCCATTATAAAACACTATAATACATTATATAAATTTAAGGCTTTATATAATTTGAAAAAATATTTTATGTTGAAGTGAAATCTTTATAGAGCATTCTTATAATTTACAACATACGGATTTCCTTTCAAAGCATCTAAGATGTCACTATTATTTCTATCCATTTGAATACCTTGATATAAATTATTATGTCCTTGTAATTGACCCATATTTGCCACGTCAGCAGATTGATAAGGCATGGTAGCTGTAACGGCTCTATCATTTTTCAAAAAATCATCACGACTAACTTGACGCATATTAATATTACCATTCATCAAACTCATATTACCAGGGACCATTCGACCTTCAATAGTAGAGCTCTTGATATCATTATTTCGTTGATTATATTGTGCTTCATATGATTTCATTTGGCGAGTTCTATCGCCGGCACCAGCAACACCAGCATAATAAAAATCACCAGTAGTAATTCTATTATTATCAATTGGTTGATGTGCGGTAGTTTCATAAGCACCGCCGCGTTGGTTACGGTCAACATTCATATGAAATTTGGAATTTTCAGTAGTTTCACGAATGGTAGTAGCAGGTCTATCAGCAGGATTAAAAATATACGATTCTTTGACAACAGTGCTTGGATTTTGATATGGTCTTAAAGTTCCAATAACATTTGATTTACGGGTTGGGCGTAAAGCATCTAATAATGGAGAAACAGCAGCACCTAAACTACCACTAACCATACCGAAATAACTTTCTTGGTGATTTGATGAACGATTATTAGGATAAGCTCTTTTGGCTTTAATTTCAAAATCAGCATCGGTAGCATAATTTCGCCCGTTAGCATTCGCAACAGCAAAAGGAAGTTCGCCTAATTGTTGGTTATGTGAAGGCATATATTCACCTGTAACATATTCAGACGAATTTTGAAAACCAGCTGCGCCGACATAATCAGTTGTAGTATGTTGTCTTGCTGTATCTTTATAGAAAGTAGTAGGAATACCTTGTAATGTTTGTCCTTTTTCGGCACCAGTAGTAGTAAAAAGACGGTCTTGTCCCATTTCAAATGCACGTTCTGGACGATTTTTTTCCATTCTACCCATTTGTTCATATGTACTAATATTTTTGATATGACTATTAGCAGGGCCTTCGTGACCAATCATCATCAAACCACCTGCTTTTGGTTTATTGTCTACACGTAATTCATCAGCGGTTTTTGGTAACCAAGTTTCACGCATCATCATACCTGAATTAAAACCATCAGCACCTTGTGTAGTATAGCCTAATCCTAAACCAGGAGCAACTTTTTCATCCGCAAATGGTTTAACATTGGCCATTTTCATACTTGGGTTTACACGAGATTGATAGAAATCAGTCATATTAGGAGCACCATGAGCCCATTGTTGATTTTCGGATGGAGCAAACAATGGAGAAGTTTCTTTTTTGATAATAGTTTGAGAACCAGACCCAATATAATTATCTAATACACTTTCATTTGAATTATTATCAACATGGCGAGAACGAATATTACTACCAAAAAATGGAACCATATTATTATGTTGGAAATAATTACTATCAACCTTTTCACCGGTTAATGAATAAAAATTACGTTGTGAATTATCGGTAGGAGAAAAAGAATTTACTATATTATTAACACTGGTTGGATTAAAATACTTATCGGTATAAACACCACCAGCATTATCAAATCTGTTTGTTGTAGACAAGGCAGATGTTTGGTCAGTTTCTGTAGAAACAAGAGGGTATTCACTAGGATAATTACGATTAGGAATATTTGTATTAGGTAATTCATTAGTATTATTAGTGAAATTTTCTTTTTTTTTATTTTGGTTCGTTACTACATATAATAATCCAAGAGCAACTCCAGGAATAGCTAGTTCCATAATTTTATATTATATAATTATAATACATTTATATAATATTTTTAGCACTTCTATTTTAATTTGAATTAAATTTAAAAAAATCAGTTTCATCGAATTCTGTTCTCATAAAGTGTTTTTACACATCCATTTTTATTTCCATTCATACAAATAGATTGTCCTGATAAATAATATTCGGTATTTTCACTTCCTTGAATAATAGGAATAGAAGGCTTGAATAAATCTTTCTCTAAAATACGTGTTTGTATATTTTCGTGAAATCCTTTTTCAAGGCCATTCAATGGATTTAAAAAAGGAGTTTCCCATCTACTATGTTCTAAATCTCTAAACATCCATGCTGGATGACTTGCGCGACTTTCTTCTATAAATGGTTGAGAACTTCGATAGGATGGTTGAGAAGTTGGAACAGAATTTATTTTATAGTCATTAATATCTACTAAATCTCTATTCAATGGGCGAGTAAGCCCCAATAAATCACTTTCTAAATTCACAGTATTATTTCTAAAATTAGCACCCCAACCCTGTAATCGTAATTGTGGGTCTTCGTAAAATGGTAAATCCAAACCATTGCCAGGAGTATCTAATCTGTATCTTCCTACAAATGTACTTTCTTCTAATTGTTTTTGAATTCTAACTGGGTCATCGTGAAATCTTGTAAACGCCATTTTTTATATTAGTAAGTTATTATATATATCGAAAAATAATTTAACAAAAAATTAATTAAACAATTGAGAACATATATTTATAATATTTAAAAGTTCTCTTAAATGCCTAAAATATGTCTAAATATGATTGTAAAAAATGAAAGTAAAATAATAACTCGTTTATTGAAATCTGTATTGCCACTAATAGATAGTTATTGTATTTGTGATACAGGCAGCACAGATAATACTATCGAAGTGATAACGGAGTTTTTCCGAAATACAAATATATTATCAGGTAAAATAATACAAGAACCTTTCCGTGATTTTGCTTATAATCGTAGTTATGCATTAAAACAATGTTTAATTATGGATAATGTGGATTATATATTATTATTAGATGCGGATATGATTTTGGAAATAGACCCATTATTATCAATTGATGATTTTAAAAATAGTTTAACATACGATGTTTATAATTTATTTCAAGGTTCTCCATCATTCATTTATAAAAATACCAGATTAATTAAAAATATACCAGGAATAAATTATTGGGGTGTAACCCACGAATATGTAAATGTTCCACAAAATTCTACTACATATAGTATTCCCAAAAATGAATTATTTATTAATGATGTGGGAGATGGTGGATGTAAACAAGATAAATTTTTGAGAGATATTCGCTTATTAGAAAAGGGTTTAATTGAGAACCCAAATAATCATAGATACACTTTTTATTTGGGAAATAGTTATAAACATTCAGGACAACCTGAAAAAGCAATTGAAATATATAAGAAACGAATTGAGTTGGGTGGTTGGCATGAAGAAGTATGGTATTCACATTATACATTAGGACAATGTTATAAGGAAACTGGAGATATGAAAAATGCTATTAATAGTTGGATAGATGGATATAAGTTTTTACAAAATAGAATAGAGAACCTATATGAAATTATAAATTATTATAGAACACACGGTCAAAATACATTGGCATACACGTATTATAATTTGGCAAAATATGAAAGAGATAGAAAAACAGACTATGATGATTTATTTTTACAAAAAGACATATATGATTATAAATTGGAATATGAATTATCTATTATCGGTTATTATTGTAATTGGAATAATTATGATTTAGCAAGAACAAGTATGGATATATTAGCATTTCCTACAGCAGAAGAATATATTTTAAAGAATGTTCTCAGTAATTATAAATTTTATTCAAAACAATTGGTGAATGGAGAACAAAATAAGAAATTAGTAAAAATCATACAATATTTAAATGAAAATACAAAAGAAATGTATAAAAATAATAATATAGACGAAACCGAATTTGTGCCAAGCACACCTACAATGTGTTGGAAACCAAATGATAACGAATTAATTGTAAATACCAGATTTGTAAATTATAGTATCAATGAAAAAGGTGAATATATAAATAAAGAAAATATAACAACGGTTAATGTAATAACTACTTATGATATGATACAAGAAAACAAACAAGAAAACAATCCAAATAAAAATATAAAAAAAACAAATGAATTTATAATGAATTATAATAAGAAATACGATAATGTTTATATCGGTATAGAAGACGTAAGGATAATGAATTATAATAACAAAATATATTATACCGGAAATCGTGGTTTAAAAATGGGTAATATGGAAGTAGAGTATGGTTTGATTAATTTGAACAATTCAGAAAAGGTAAATTCTACATTGATGAAAATAAATAATCAAAATCAAATCGAAAAAAATTGGGTATTATTCGAGAACAGTGAAAATGAATTAAAAATCATATATAAATGGTATCCATTGACAATAGGTAATATAGAACAAATAATTGGTAAAGAAACACAAACAGACCGAAATGTGTTATCTCCAATATCAAAAATGGTAGTGACAAATGAATTAGAGACACCACAATTTTTTAAATGGTTACGCGGTTCTACAAACGGTGTTGTTATAGGAAATGAAATATGGTTTTTGACCCATTTAGTAAGTTATGAAGATAGGCGTTATTACTACCATTGTATGGTGGTATTAGATAGTAAAACAATGAAATTAAAAAAATATTCGAATTTATTTACATTTGAAAAATCACCAGTAGAATATACATTGGGTATGGTTTTTATTCACGAAACTTTATTAATAGGATATAGTGTTATGGATAGAGAAACAAAATATATTGGCGTTTCAGTAGACGAATTTGTTTTCAGTAATATCAACTAAGTAACAGTTAAATAAATCGTCTATTACACAGTTGAAGCCGAGACACAACAAGGTTTATACGATTTTCTATGCCATTGTGTAATTCCGTGTTCTTTTATACCATCCATATGTTTTTTTGTTCCATAACCAACATTTGTATCAAGACCATAATGTTCAATTAATAAAGGATTTTCTAAGCATAATTCAGCAATATATTCATCACGAGCAACTTTAGCCAAGATACTCGCTGCTGCTATTCCCATATATTTAGCATCACCTTGTTCAACTGTTACAGCAGGTAATTCGCGGATAATTTCTTTAGTATCATCATACCAGCGATATGGCACAAAATAGTTACCATCAACAATCGCCATAAATTCATTTTGATAATCATTTTCTAATTGACAACATAGTCCTTTTTCTTTTAATTTATTGATAGTATTACGAATACAAGAATGCATACCACGCATAACAGCCTGTAAAATATTAATTTCATCGATTAATTCTGCATCCACGAATTCAATATGCCAAACAATAGCATTTTGTTTGATATATTCAGCCACTTCTTTTATTTTCTTTTTAGACGAAAATTTTTTACTATCTTTAATATCTTTACCATTAAATGAACCATCTTTAGGTAAAACAACACAACCAATGTAAGCCCTACCAAATAAACACCCCCTACCCACTTCATCTAAGCAGATTTCAAACTTATTATTAGCATCATATATTAAATCTAATATTTTAGGAGGAGAACGAGTTTTAGGTAGTTTAGACATATTAATAAAGATTATAAATAATTATTATTAGTAATAAAATATATAATTAAATTCAATTTTATAAATATCTATCATATATTTTCGTCCTATAATTTATACTTTTTAATTAAAATGACAATAAAATTATCACCATTGATGTTATTTTTATTATTATTGATAGTTTTAGTAATATCTATTGTGTTTGGTAATATTTTAAATTTGGAGGGATTTGTATCATTTGGATACAATGTTAATAATTTGAATAATATAAATATACCACAATACAATACAACTAAAACTGTTAATAAATTATACGATAATATATTTTATGATAATAAAAATGGTAATTTAATTGAAGTTGATTCTACCAGATATAGTGGAAATGCTGACTTAACCGCATCTACAATCAATTCATTGTATGTTACTCCAAGAGATGGGCTAACTACCAGTATTTATAATGGTCAAATATCTGGCAATACAGTTTTGAGTGCGAATACAGATAAATCAATGTCAAATACATTAATATCATCTTACTCTTGTTGGATATATCCAACCCAATCAAATAATACAGATAAATATAGCGCATTGTATTTACCTTGGAATGATAGTACATACATTCATTTAATAGATAATACTACAAATATGAATATTGGAACATATATGTTTGGTCCAGCAAGCACAATGTCACAAAATATGTATTCAAATTCGGCTATTAATTTAATAACCACAAGTAAAAATACAAGTGTATTTAACACATATGTAACAGATAGATATTATGATGTTAGTAAAAATTTGTACAAAATAAGTGATTATATTGAATTTGATATATCCAATGCTAATTTAATTATACAACAAAATGATGGTTCAATCATAATATATGATAGATTTAGTAATCAAGAAATAGTAAAAAACCCTGGAACAATAAGTAATACTACAAATAAAATTAGTAATGCGTCTTTCGGTTCTTGGTTAGTAACTGATGCAGTTGGTCAAAATTTGGTTCTCTATATTCGTAATGCATTAAAAACATTAGTTGCAGTAATACAATATGATGTAACACAAAGAAATTATAATTTAGTGAATGTTTGTAGATTTAACGAAAATGGTTTAGATAAAGGTGACGCAGGTAGAAATGCTTCGTTAACAACAAATAATCCTTTAACACAATCACCAACAATACCAAATTCAACTAATAATGTAGATTTTAATACAGGTAATATACCAAATAATGCTTTATCTGAATATTTTAAATGGTATTGGTTTTACAAAACAAACCAAAATAAAAACAGTGAATTTTCAGAAGATTATATTTTAAAAACACAAATAGTTCCACCTGTATGTCCATCGTGCCCAGCTTGTCCAAAATGTCCAGGCGGTATTTGTAGTAATTGTGGTGGGCAAGGTGGTTCAGGGACATTATCAATAGCTGGTAATACAGTAGTTCAATCAACAAATATTCCAGGAGCAGTAGCATCATTAGGAACAACCGCAGGCGATGTAGCAGGTAAAACAATTGATGCTACTGGAAAATTAGTAGGAGGCGCAACAGGATTGGGCGAAAAAGCGGTAACTGGGACAGTAGGATTAGCCAAAGAAACCGCAGGTGGTGCTGTTGGATTGGCAAAAGAAACTGTAGGTGGTGCTGTTGGATTGGCGAAAGAAACTGTCGGCGGAGCAGTGGGATTAGTAAAAGAAGCTGGTTCAGGAATAAAAGATATTTTGACACCTCACGGTATGAATGTCACTTCAGGACAAGGCAACACACAATATCAATCAGGACAAAGTCAATCAAGTTATAATACTCAAACATCAAAATATGGAACACAAACAACAGGAGCTGATAATTATTCATACTATGGCGCATTACCATCAAAATCCGGTAATTTCATGCCAATTACAGCTGATTTCAGTGCATTTGGAAAATAAAAGACAAATAAATATATTTATAACATACATAATATATTTATTTTGCGTTAAAATATATAAAATTAAAAATGATGTAAATATAGTAAGGTATTCCAATAAATGAATAATATAAATATAAATTCAATATTTGAAAGAGAAAAAATAGCAAATGAAATAAAAAATATTTTATCAACATTTGACGAGAATTATAAAAATGTAAAATACAAAAAAGGTATATACATATATGGTTCACCTGGTTGTGGTAAAACACAATTTGTAATGAATTTATTAAAAGAAATTAATTATGATATAATAAAATATGACGCAGGAGATGTTCGTAATAAATCATTGATAGATACAATTACAAGTAATAATATATCTAACCGTAATGTTCTCCAGATGATGACAAAAGAAGTGAAAAAGATTGCTATTGTAATGGACGAGATTGATGGTATGAATAATGGTGATAAAGGTGGTATAACAGCATTAATAAAGATAATACGTCAAAAAAAAACAAAAAAACAGCGATTAGAGAATATGACAATGAACCCTATTATATGCATTGGTAATTATTATATGGATAAAAAAATGAAAGAATTGATGAAAGTATGTAATGTTTTTGAATTAAATACGCCTACAAACAATCAAATCAATAAATTAATAACAACAATAATGCCAAATATAAAAGCAAACCAGAAAACATTAAAAGAAAATATTATAAAATACATACAAGGTGATTTAAGGAAATTAATGTTTATTAATGAAATTTATAAAAAAACGCCAAATTTATTGAATAATGAAATAATAGAAAATATTTTCCAAATGAAATCGTATAATGAAGATTCAAAAAAAATAACACAAGAATTAATTGAAAAACCAATGAAAATCGAAGAACATAATAAATTTATGAATGAAACAGATAGAACGATTGTGGCGTTATTATGGCATGAAAATATAGTCGATACATTAACTACAAAACCTCCTGAAAAATCATATCCATTTTATTTAAAAATATTAGATAATATATGTTACGCAGACTACATAGATAGAATTACATTTCAAAATCAAATATGGCAATTCAATGAAATGAGCTCATTAATGAAGACATTTTATAATAATAAATTATATCACGATTATTTCCCGGATAATAAAATAAAACCATTGGAAATAAGATTTACAAAAGTATTAACAAAATATTCAACCGAATATAATAATATATTATTTGTTTATAATTTGTCTCAAGAGTTGGATATGGATAAAAAAGATTTATTATCTTTTTTTCAAGAGTTACGATTATATCACGGAGAAGAATTTTATAATCAACCTGAAAAAATAAATGATATAATGAAAATATTTGAAAACTATAATATTACAAAATTGGATATTAAACGAATATACAGGTATTTAGATAAAAATGTAAAGAAAGATATTCAATCCAATGCTGATGAAATTGAAGATGAAGAAGATTATGAATAGGTTATTTAATAAAATTTTAATCAGTTAAATATTGAATAAAAATAATAAACACATTATCAAAAATATTATTACATTTGTATAATAATATTTTTGCTTTACAAATTAATCATCTTCTACCATAAATTGAGGAGTTGTTTTGGATATATTATCCATAACATCAGGTTCGATAACAATATTTTCTTCACCTTTATTTTCTTGTTTAACTTCAGGTTCTTCTACCTTTTTAGCAACACTTTTTCTATTCAAATCAATAATTTTCATTTGTAATTGAACAATCATTTTTTCAAGTTCACTTATGCGTTTATTATAATTTTCGTTTTGCCCTTTTAATTCACCTATAAATTGTTGTTGTTGTTGCATAATATTAACAGCTTCTTGTGGAGAAATAACAACAGGTTCTTTGCCGGGTTGTTGTAAAATAATTTGATTAGCATTTTTAGCATTATATTCTTCTTGTGCTTTTTTTAACATATCTGCTCGTTCTGCTTCAATCTTTTTGATTTGTTCTAATACATCAGGTTTCATTTTAGGTAATCCTGGCTCATATTTTTCAAGTAATTTATCGATTTTATTTAAGAAAAAGTCTTTAATAGGGTCTTCATCTTTGAATTTAATAAAATCATTAACAGTTTTTGTCGAATCTTTCAAATAATCTGGATGTGGATTTTCTAACATTTTGCGTTTATCAAAAGTATTATGTTCGTGAGAAAAAACCAAAATTGTTTTCATTGGGTCTAATTGAACAAATGGTACAGTATAATCCTTTAAAAATGCTCGCTCTTCTGCTAAAGCAGCGTGGTCTTCATACCGAGTTTGTTTTAGTAATTCTGCCTTGAACGCAAATGTTCCAGCAGTAGCGTGATTTGGACCATATGGACCACATTGAACCATTCTGTTCAATCCTTTGAAATAAATATATATTTCACTTGAACCGGCACAAAGTGCTTCTTTATTACCTTGTAATCGTTCAACTGCGTGTGAAATTCTATCTGGTGGGTAATAATCATCATCATCCATATAAACAATGATAGAACCTTTTGCGTGCTTATGCATATAATTGCGTTTCGTTCCTAAAGGTACTTTTTCTGGTAATTCAAAATATTTAATTTGTGGTATATTAGCTTTATCTATCAAATCTTTTATTTTATCAGTTCCATCATCAACAATAATCCATTCAATGCGGTCTTTTGGATAATTTTGATTACGAAAACAGCGAAACATATTTTCAATGAATGGGCGTCTATTGAATGTAGGTGTACAAACACTTACAAATGGATATGTTGGTTTTTTCTTACCCATTTTTATATATGTTATTGTTTTATTTTTATATAGTTATATACGAATTTTATATTTTGGGAATTTTATTTGGAACAACATTATTTACTCCTATATTTGAAATGTTGGGTAATTTAGAAACATTTGCTAAATTATCTGTATAAGCTTGAGCAGCTTTTTCAAATGTTTCAGTAGTGTTACTAACAGAATTAATTGCACTATTCGCTTCATTTATTAAAGGTTCTGCTTTTTCTATAATCGGTTTTAATAATTCAGTTGAAACATCATGAACAAGTTTATTAATTTCTTCAAATAATCCTAACTCTTTTTCATTCTTCTCTACAGTAGGATTTATAATTTCAGTTATTTTAAAATCTTCATATATTTTCGATGCTATAATTGTAAAAAAGATTATTATTAGAATACTAGTAATTGCTGTTAGATTAAATTTCAAATTACTATTTTTAATATTATTTCCTGTATTATAATCAATAATAGCAAATATAAACATAACCAATAATGATATACTCATTATATTACTATACAAAAACTTATCAATTGCTAAATTTAATAAATTTTTAATAGGTGCATTATTAGTACGGTTATTGTCTTTTATATATTCATTAATTCTTTGAAAAATACCTTTATATTCAATAGCAACTCCGAGAAATTCAAGCAAACTTACATTAAATAATATTCCAAATAATGATTGATATACTATATAACAAACACATAACACAGCTCCAATTGGAACACTTATTAACATTATAAATATAAATCTCATAAATCCTGTAATAAAATTTAAAGGGTTCAAAAGAGTATCAGCAAATGAATGAAATGTATAACCTGGGGTCTTAACTACATAACCATAATTGTATGTGCCGAAAAAATAACCTAAAATCAATATGAAATACATTAGTCCAACTGTTAAATTATTTGTATTTCCACTAATTACATCTTTCAAAAAACCATATAACCAAGTAGTAAAATATTGAAAAAAATACAACATAATAAAGAATATTAAAACAAAACAACCTTTCAAATTAAAAATCATTCTACTCATATTTGGTATTTTTTCCATCATAATATTTTGTAAATACTCTACAAACATTAAACAATAAATAAAAAAATAATTAATAAACTTATAAATCATACCCCAAAAATCTATTCTATTAAAACTTTCATTTTGTAAACGATATGTATCTAATACCGGCGTTTTAAACCGCTTACCTATTAATTCTTCATCTACGTTATCATTATGATTATATCTATAAAACATTATAAAAAACCAATTATAACAAGCAAAATAACTTATTAAAATAGTTTCGAACCATCCAATATATTTTTTCAAGACATTTACATCATTTTTTTCAGGTTTTTTACCAGAAAAAGCACGAGCAAAAATATAAGCATTATAATAATTAAATTTGTCTATTCTTTCGTATATGTAATCAATATAATTTATCAATCTTTGGCGTGGATCGTCAGCAACTCTTTTACTCGGTACATCTACTCCATCAAAATCTTCATCTGGTAAACCTAAAAAATTTGGGTCATCAACAGATACATGGCCTTCCAATCCTTCTATTATAGGCGTCCCAATATCTTTGATATTTGTTTCATCGTGAATATTCTTCAAAGTTTCAATATTTTTATAGTTTTCTAATTTTGCCTTCTTGTTTTTCTTTATTTTTTTTATTTTATATATCATATTAATAGTTTGGAAGTTTTCATTATCAGTATTTATTGTTTGGTTTGTATCACTAAATAATTCTTTATTCCATACAGTTTTTTCCTTATTCATATTATAATATTTATAGTATATTATAATATAGTATATATTTTTTGAATTTATTACATATAATTATCTGGCATACATCATACCGGCGTTTCCACCGATAAATGATAAAACATTATATCGTTCTTCAAATAAAGTCATATTATAGTTATATTGATATAATTTCCAATTTGATTTTCGAATACCAATGGGGTTTCCACTCCCATCACATATTACATCAAAACTCGAATTGATATTATCAATCGGTGGAACATAAGTAGTAATTTCTAATTCAATATTTTTAAATTTACTCAGGTTGATAGCACCAGAAGGTTGATAGTCAAACGGATTTGTATTCAAACAGAAATTATAACAATATAATCCTTCTTTTGCAGAACCCTTTGTTCTCACATATTTTTCAATATAATCATACACTCCACGTGTTAATAGGTTTTCACGATATTCACCATTTAATAAAATACCCATTGTTTCTAATATATTACGCTGATTATCCACTTTATAATCGCCTGTAATATATAAACCAGTTCTAATAGAATCATTTGGGTCTTGCCCTGGACCATATGTAATATCATTTCTATAATTAACAGGAACCAAAAAATTATCATTTGGTGGCAATTCTAAATCAGCTGGAATTGTATTATAAGGCCAATTTGTATAATTACTCCACTCATTTCTCATATTTACATCATTTCGTTGTAAATAAAACATCCAGCTCGAAATCATACCATTTGAATTCAACTTTACTTTTTTACTACCAGTAATATTTTCAAAATTATACTGAAAAACATCTTTTACTAAATATAATTGGTCTTGTCCAGCAAATACCTGTGTTTCTTCTTTTGATAAAAAACAATATGTAGATAATAAATGTACATCTGCGTTCCAAGTAGAAATCTTATTATCATAAAAATTACTGGATAACACCGCAGAAGGAGGTGTTTGTAAAAAACGATACATTTGAAACCTATTTTCATTAAAATCTGGTTGAACATAAGGATGTCTATATTGGATATCAAATACATCTCTAACTTGGAATAACTCTTGAATTGGCCGTAAAGTAACTGATATTATTAACTCATTATATTGTAACGAAATTAATGGAAAAGCACATCTACTATCTAAAGTAAACCAAGTATTGAGTGGTATATATAAATTTCTACCACGAATGGATGGTTCAGTTCCAGTTGAACTATTTGTATAATAAGCAGATGGATATGTATTTTCACGACCAAACACATTCGCTGGGTCATATAGTTCATCTACATTACCAGTCATTTTATTAAATAAATCTTTTTTTTCAGCTGTAAAATCGCGTTCAACCATTGCTGCCAAATATTCACCACTATATTTTTGAAGAGTAAGAGAACCACAAGTGATAGTAATTTCTTTTATCATATGTGTTCCCAAATCTTTTATCCAACGAAATTCATATGATGCCCACCGTTTATCAGTATCAGGACAAGGATGATAAATTGGGCTCCAAATATCAGGTAATGTTAGAACTAAATATGTATCCATTAATAATTCAGCATATCGTGGTATTTTGAATGTAAATGTAGAAGGTTCTGTTAATCTTAAATCTCTTAAACCATCATAATCTATACGAAATTTTTGAAGGCCAAAATTACTATATTTAGAATATGTTACTTTAAAAAAAGTTTTACTCGGATTTCCAGTTAATATTACATTATTATTACCGACTGAAATAATATTTAGTAATCCTCCTGCCATTATAACTGATTATATATTATATATATTTTATATATTATTATCGTTATATATTTTATTATGGAAATTTATAAAAAAATAATAATTTTAATATTAATAGTTTTATTTATTTATGTAGGATACCGTTTATTAAAAAAAATAAATTGTTGTAGTGAAAATCGAATAACAAGAGAAGGTTTAGAAAATTTGAATTCTACAAATGAAGAAGTCGAATTAAATTCTTTAAAATCGAATAACGATGTAACCATAAATTCAATACACAAAAACGATATTAATTTACCATTATCACAATATGTAATTAAAGGGTCTTATAATAGTTCTGTAACTGGTCAATATATGAATAGCGAAATGATAAAATATCTTTTATCAAGAGGTTGTCGTTTTTTAGACTTTGAGGTATTCTTAATTGATGGTAAACCTAAAGTAGCATACACAAATGATAGCACATATAAAACAATTCAATCGAAAAATAGTGTTTTATTAGATGAAGTATTGTCAGTTATTGTTTCCAATGCTTTTAGTAATATTTCACCAAATAGATTGGACCCATTATTTATTCATTTACGCATAAAATCATCAACAAAACATAATAACCATTCATATGATTATAACAATATTACGAAACATACGAAACAAAATGATAATAAGAATAATACAAAACAAAATAAAAATATTATGGTTGAACCTATACAACGCCGCGATAATAATAATATTTATAAGCATGTAGCAAAATCACTATCAATTATTAAAAATAGTTTATATAATAAACAAGTTAATCGAAATACAAAATTAAAAGATATTATGGGAAAAATTATCATTATTATGGATAATACTATAAATTATAATTATAAAAAATATACATCTTGTTATAATAATGAGCAAAATTGTAATGATTTTAAAAAATATATTAATTCAGAAAGTGGAAATGGGTTTATCAATATAGAAAGATACTCTGATATATTGAAAGAAAAGACAAGTCCTCCACATATTGTCAATGATATAAATACTGATGTTAAAAAAATCAAATTAGCTTTACCTGATTATGATATTAAACATATTTCAAATCCAAAATTACAACCATTCGTTACTGATTACGGATTTCAAATAGTAACATACAGATATTATAAGAAAGATGCCAATTTAAGTGAATGTGAAGAAATATTCAATGAAAATAAATTTGGTATTGTCCCTCTATCTACTATGGTGAAATATTTTGAAAAAAAAAAGGAAGAAGCATCCAATTAAAAATATTTTTCTATAATATAATTAAAATATCATTATATTATAAATGTCTTATAAATATAAAAGTAAAAGATATTCTGTAAAAAATAATAAATTTAGAAATGAATTATGTTCAAATAATATGACATTTCAAGATTGTGAATTGGCTATTTTACGACACGCTGTTGATGAAACAGAGAAAATGAAGGGTGAAAAAATAATACAGAATGAGGAAATTAAAAAAATTCTTAATATAATTGAAAAATTTTTAAGAAAAAATAAATTGGTTTGTTATGGAGGAACTGCCGTTAACGAGATATTGCCAAAAGAAGCACAATTCTATAATCGTGATATTGAAATACCAGATTACGATTTTTACTCATCCGAAGCAATGAATGATGCTAAAAAATTGGCAGATATATATTATAAAGCCGGTTATACTGAGGTAGAAGCGAAAGCAGGAGTTCATTTTGGAACATATAAAGTATTTGTTAATTTTATACCGATAGCAGATATAACACAACTACATAAAAATATATTTAAAACGATTTATAAAGAAGCAATAACAATAAATGGTATTAAATTCGCACCTCCTAATTTCTTAAGAATGAATATGTATTTAGAATTATCACGACCAGCTGGTGACGTATCAAGATGGGAAAAAGTATTAAAAAAATAAAATTTATTAAATAAATATTATCCATTAAAAACAAATAATGATAAATGTGAAAAAATAGATTTTCAAATAAAACGAGACGACAATGAAAATGATAATGAAAAATTATACATAGTTACCAGAGATGCTTTAATCGACCAAGGTGTGATATTTTTTGGTGGTTATGCTACAAGTTTATATTCAAAATATATGAAAGATGAAGAACGCCATAAAGTTAAAAAAATACCTGATTTTGATGTATTAGCAGAAGATATAGATAAATGTGCTGATATTATTAAAGAGAGATTAATAGAAGAAGGATATAAAAATATAAAATTAATTGAACACGAAGAAATACACGAAATTATACCAAAAAGTGTAGAATTAACAATAGGAAATAAAACAATTGCATATATATATAAACCTATTGCGTGTCATAGTTATAATACTATAAATATATCTGGAAAAAATATTCATATTGCTACAATCGATACAATTTTAACATTTTATTTGGCATTTATATATGCAAATGAACAATATTATAATAAAGATAGATTATTATGTATGGCGAATTACTTATTTGAAGTAGAAGAACATAATAGATTGGAAAATAAAGGTCTATTAAAACGCTTCAGTGTAAATTGTTATGGAAAACAACTAACATTGGAAGATATACGCAGTGAAAAAGCAATCAAGTTTAAAGAATTATCTAACCATAAAAATGGAAAAGAATATCAACAATGGTTTTTAAAATATATCCCTGGTTACAAAGAAAATGAAAAAAACAAAACAAGGAAGTTAAAGTCAATTGAGAAAGAAATAGAAATGCCTACAAAAAAAATAAATAATGAACAAGGCTTTTTATTTTAGTTTTTTCACTTTATTGTATTGATATTATAAATTTATAATTTGTTTATAAAATTCGTTAATAGACAATCCAGATTTTTCAAACAAGTTTTTATAATATTTTGATTTCTCATATTCTGATTGATATTTTATATAATATCCTAATTCTTCATAATAAACGCCTTCAGACCATCGCGTTTTATCATAAATATTTCTAACTAAATAATTTATATAAGGAAATCTCTTAACGCTATAAATCAAGCCATTTTCTTCAAGATGCATTTTAAATATTTTTTCTACATTCCAAAAATATTCTCTTTGTATGTTAAAATAATATTTGTTTGATTTTTTATAAAAGTTTTCTAATATATTAATAGAGTTCTCTATATTATATTTCGATAAAACCACACATCTATCACATAGCCCTTCATAATCTTCACTATCTGGCACCCAAACATATTGTTCATGTAATAAATCCATTTTAGGAAATGGCAATTGATAAATAAAATCACTTCTTGTAATTATAAAACGATCATATTTTTGAATTAAATTTTTTTCCTTCAAATTTTTATTTAAAAACCATAGGAAAAAAAAATGAATATATGTAGATATTGTAAAGTTGGAAAACTCATTATTGTTATATGTGTCTAAATTTTGTCCTAATCTTTTTTTAAATTTTAAAAAATCATAATAATGCTTTCGTTGAATGAACATTACTACATTTTCTTCGTGATCATATGTATCGTCGTGAAATTTCACAGAATATAATCTTTTTCTATTTGAACCCTTAAAATCCGCATTATGATACACAAAAGCATCGTTTTCAGGAAAAATACTTAAATCAATATCGTTTATATTATTATATTCTCCTAAGTAATTAACATTTTCTTCTGAAAAATAATTTGATGAAACCCTCGGATACAAAGTGGTTATATTTTCTATTTTTTCATATTTTTCTGATAAATCTGTATTACTGTATGAATAATCCACTGATTTTGCAAAATTTGGATCAATTTCTTCATTATATAAAAAATGATATTTTGCTAATTTAAAAAAAGGGTTGTTATAATCATACTCTTTTTTTATTCCTATACATAAACATAGGTCTGCGTCTAATTCATCAATAACATTTTTTTTAAAACTTTCATATGTTAACTCGTGACCTCTTGTTTCTGATAATATAATAACCAACGTTTTCGACATACTTAATTTAATATTGTTTTATATTTTTAAATAGTTTTATATTTTTAGTTGTTGTTCAATTTAAGCATAAACATAGATTTTTGGACTAATATGTGTAAGTTGTAATTCATCTACGCAATTATCAATATCAAAATAATAAGTGGTATTATCAATTGTATTTACAATAGATACTTCATTTAGTTTTTCTTTACTATATATTGATGTAGTGTTTGGGTTAATATAATCATTTTTTACTTTTTTATTGGTCAAAAATATCATTTTTACTGTTGAAATAATAGTAATAAAGATTACAATATAATTTAAGAATTGAAACATTTTATCGAGTTGAGTATAATAACAAATATAATAACAATTAAATATATATTGTTATTATTTATAATAAAAAACAAAATCAATTTTTTCAGAATTCACTTATGAAGGTCGTAATTTTTTGAATACTATAATATAAAGAACCAAACAACATACTTTTAAATAATAATCCATAAAAATTAAAA